CCTCGGAGTGACACACGGAAAAGATTTGACTTTTCATGGCAGGTTTTCAGAGTACATAAAAAAGAGGGTGAGAAAATGGAAAGTCCGGAATTATTGGCTGAGATAGCCAGGCTTAAAGCCGAATTCGCCGGTGCTGATGAAAACAAACTGCGCGCCTTGGAGGCGTTGATAGAACAGGCAGCCTATGAGCGCATCTACCTTAAACGGATGAATGAGCAGGCTATCGTGTCTGGCCTGGTAGAGTTCCACCCTGAGAACGCCAAACTACAGCGGACCTTGCCGTTGTCCGGAGAGATAGCCAAACACTCAGCAGCTCTGACTAATATCATGGACAAGCTGCTCAAACATCTTGGCGGTCAGGGCGACGATGAGGATGAGGGCCTAGCTGACTATGAGTAGTTACCTGGTTGAGTATTACCAGAAGTGTAAGTCTGGCGAGATCATCATTGGCCGGGAGTTAATGGCCCAGCTGCAGATGCTCATGGATGACCTGGATAATCCGGAATATAGGTTCGACCTAACCGAAGCACATAAGCGGATCAGGTTCATCGAAAAGGAATGCAAGCATAGTATCAGTCCGTTTGCGGGCAAACCCTTTATTTTGGAACTGCATCAAAAAGCTTTCCGGGAGGCCATCTATGGATTCCAGATACAGATCGATGGCAAGTGGCTAAGGCGGTTCACCGAGGTCCTGTATGTAGTGGGCCGAAAGAATGGGAAGACTACCGAAGTGGCCGCCGACGGTAACGCGGAGTTCTTCTGTGGAAACATCGGAACTAATATACTTTGTGCATCCAATGACTATGAGCAGGCGGGGCTGGTATTCGATGAGATCAACAACATGCGCGAAGAGAGCCAGAAACTGGGTAAGGTTAGCCGGAAGAATATCAAAGGGATATTCATGGGCAACCCCAAGCAGCGTAATAAGAAGGGTAAATTCAGTTATCAGAATAAGGCCAAGATCAAGAAGCTATCGGCCAAAACCGGAGCTAAAGAGGGAAAGAACGTAGACTTCGCCATTGTCGATGAAGTCCACGAGATGAAAGACGATAGCTTGGTCAGGCCGATCAAACAGTCGATGTCCACCAAGGATGAGCCGTTATATATCGAGATCACCACCGAGGGATTCACTGAAGATGGATATCTGGACAAACGGATGGCCAATGCCCGCCGGGTATTGAAGGGTGAGTTGTACCGACCCAGGTGGCTTATCTGGCTCTATACCCAGGACAGCGAAACGGAGGTTTGGCAGGACCGGGGTAGTTGGGTGAAGTCCAACCCGAATCTAGGGGTTGCAAAGAAGTGGGCTTACCTGGATGGATTAGTGGATGAGGCAAAAACCGACAGTGCAACCAGGGCCTTTATGTTGGCCAAGGATTTTAATATCAAGCAATCGAACGCTGCGGCCTGGTTGCAACAGAGCGAGATTCTAAACACTGAAACCTTCGACATCAAAGATTTTGTCGGAGGTTTTTATATTTCCGGCAACGACTTCGCCGAGACCACCGACCTGTGTGCTAGTAAGCTACTGCTCAAGAAGCCGAATGATCGACGGACCTACTTTTATTCTCGATACTGGATCCCCGAGAGCAAGTTGGATTCCAGTTCGGATGATGTTGACTATAGGGCATGGGAGCGGGCTGGATATTTAACCATTGTCCCGGGTAATTCGGTGGAAAGCTCCATGATCGCCGATTGGCATTTCGCCTTGTTAGAGGAATATGACCTAAAGCCATTTCGATCAGGATATGACAACAGGTATGCCAAGGACTTCCAGAACAGATATATAGAGTTGTTCGGAGATAAGATCGCCGTTAATATCCCGCAGGAAGCCAAGGTGTTGAATAACCCCATGCGGACACTGGAGGCCGACATGAGGGAAAATTTAGTCATTTATAACAATAACCCGATAGACTTCTGGTGCTTCTGCAATACGGGGATTAAGCTTGATAATCTGGGGCGCATCATGCCGTGCAAAATGCACACTACAAAAAGAATAGATGGTACGGCTGCCGCTGTAATTTGTTATGCGACCCTGGAGTGGTTCCATTCTGAGTTTATAAGCCTAGTTGGTTAAGGAGAGAAGGTGGATAATTGAGAGCGTTCGAATACCTCAAAGGCATATTTGGCCAGGACAAGCAGAGCAGATACAAGGCGTGGCTGATGGGCACTAGGCCGATCTTCAGCACTTTCGGAAGTAATATTTATTTGTCCGATTTTGTTAATAATGCGATTGATAGAGTGGCCAGCGAGATAAGCAAGATTGACCTGAAAAGCATCGTTCAGAGCGGGGATGTGCTGCAGATCCAGAACGACGATATAACCCGGCTGTTCCGGTTTAAGCCTAACCCGTTGCAGACAAGCAGCGATTTTTTCTCCAGTGTGGAATGGCTGCGCCGTAAATACCGTAATGCTTTTATTTATCCACAATACGAGACGATTGCCCTGCCGGATGGGCGGCAGTACAAAAGATATCTTGCCTTTTATCCGCTCAAGCCCCATAGCATACAAATCGGGGTAAATAATGGTCAGGTGTGGGAGGTGCGCCTGGACTTTGAGGATGGCAGTAGCTACACCCTGCCGTATACCGACTTAATCCATCTCAGGTGGCGGCGCGGGGCGAATACAGTGATAGGTGGCGGGGATGACTCGGGGAGCGTCAATGACTACGATATCATCCGCACTATTGATGCTCTGGATAAGACCATCCAGGGCCTGCCCAAAGGCATCGAAGCCAGCCTGCAAATTAAGGGTGTGTATCATGCCAAGACACTGGCCGAAGCACAAAAACTGGCCAAGATCAGGGATGATTTTGAGAGTCATATAATAACCAGCGCCAGTGGCATGGTGGCCACAGACTTAGGCGGCGAATTTACTCCCGTTAATATAAGCGCTCCGGAGATCCCAGAATCGGCGCTTAAATTCTTAAAATCCGTAATCGAAGAGCGCTATGGAGTGTCAGCTGCCATTCTCTCCGGAGACTATAAAGGTGACCAGCATGGAGCTTTCTACCAAACCGCTATTGAGGATTTTATAGTGCAGCTTGAACAGGCCATGACCGCCTGCATATTTACACCCCGGGAGCAGGATGTGGGGCACCGGGTAAAATGCTATTACTCCAAGGTTAACTATATGTCTACCGAAGACAAGATGGAGTTGGCTGGCCTGGCTAAAGAAACCGGAATTATGACATTAAACCAGATTAATGAAATGTTCGGGGTGGCGCCCTTCGCGGATGGTGACCGCAGGCTGCAGAGCCTGAACTACGTGAACCTAAAGGATATTGATGCCTACCAGAAAGCTAAGGCCGGAGTAAAGGAGGGGGACAATGAAGAATAACAACAACAAACCGGAACGCCGCCTAATCGAAATCAGAGCGATAGATAATGATGAAAACAAAATGCTGATAGAAGGGTATGCGATTACTTTTGACAAGCCAGCTACCCATCAATACGGCAGCCGTAAGTTCACTGAGACGATCAAAAGCGGAGCTTTAGACAAGACCGATATGAAGGATGTCCCGCTCAGGTATAACCATAATGACAATGTAATGATCATGGCTCGGACCCGCAACAAGTCCCTGAAGTTAATCAAGGACCAAAAAGGCCTGAAGGTAGAAGCGGATCTGCTCGACACCCAGAGCAACCGGGATCTATACAAAGGGATAAAAGAAGGGCTCATCGACAAGATGAGTTTTGCTTTTACAGTGGCCGATAAGGGTGACACCTGGACTTATGGGGAAAAGGAGACTGTCCGGGAAATTAATAATATTGCCAGATTGTACGATGTGAGCGTGGTGGATACCCCGTTTTACAATAGTACATCTATATATGCTCGCAGCTTTGAATTGCTGGACAGTGAGGAAAAGCGGCTGGAAAGCTTGCGCGAGTTGCAAGTCCTGAAGTTAAGAAATGAAATACTGATGAAAGGTTAAGGTGGCTAAATGAAGAAGAAATTGCTGGCCCTATTGGCCAAAAAGGAAGCGCGCAAAAACGAGATCGTAACCAAGAGCGCATCCACTGAGGATGTCGCTGAACTGAGAGCTATAAACACCGAGTTGGAAGCGTTGAATGCTGAAATAGCAGAACTTCGCAGTATGATTGAAGCGATTCCCGATGAACCTGCTCCGCCGGATGCTCCGCCAGTAGCAGATCGTACTGCCGCTGTAAACGGAGATGTCCCGAATATAGTGGTTGCGGGAGCCCAGGCGCAGGAAAAAAGAAAGATTGTTAATGACGTAGAACAACGCGCCGCCAAGCTGGCAGAAACCGGAAGCATGACAATAGGCAACGAAGAAGCCCGGTCGATCCTAGTGGGATCGGGAAGCCTGGCCAAGTCTACCGGCGTGGGTGGAATCAACGACCCATTCAATGTCGTTTCGTCCATCATCGACATGGTATCGGTGGAAGATTTAACCGGCATGGGGTCTTACAAAGAGGCCTATATCTCTGCATGGCAGACTGCTGATACCGCTCCTACTAATGGAACGGCCCCTAATCCTAATGACCCGGCAATGAAGTATGTTGCTATCAACCCTTATTTGGTTGATACCCTGACTTATGTAGACAAGAACCTGAAGAAACAAACCCCGCTGGCCTATGAACAGAAGGTGCGACAGGGCGCATTGATAGCCTTGAGAAAAAGAGTAGTCAACTGGATCGTCAAAGGCAATGGAACCACACAGGCTTTTGGGATCATTAATGCGGTAAACGCTGAGACCGAACCCGAAAGCATGACTCAGGAACTGCTGCTGGCCGCCAACACCATTGATGCGACAACCTTGAGAAAGATCGTTTTCGCTTATGGCGGCGACGAGAACATCGGCGCTGGCGCGAGACTGTTCCTGAACAAGCTGGACCTGATAGCTTTTGGTGACGTTCGCGGGACCAACGAAAAGCAGGCAGTATATGAGATCACCCCGGACGGGGCCAACCCAAATATCGGAACGATCAAAGACGGCGGTCTGACCGTACCTTATTGCATCTGCTCTGATGTAACCGCACTGAGCACCGCTGTACAGGGCGCGGCCAAGATTAAGACCATGCTTTACGGCGCACCTGGCGCATATAAGCTGGGTCTGTTTGGCGATTATGAGGTCAATGTGTCGGCCGACTACAAGTTTGCCGAAGGTCTGCTGGCAGTCAAGGGCGAAGTCATGGTCGGCGGCAATGTCGTTATGGATAAGGGATTTGTGGTTGTAACTCTCGACGATAATGTATAGGAGGTACGGCCATGAATAGATATGACGATACTTTAAGGACTGACGCCTACGGTTTCGCATTGGATGAAATGCATATAGGCCGGATGCATATTCCCAATGCAGCCGCACTGGACACAGACGGGGTTATGACCGCCAAGGCGAGAGCAACCGGCAGCACTACCGCCTGGGTAGCGTCGACCTGTACCCTGAACTCAGCCACGGCCGGGGACGACCTGACCGTTACCGCCCCGGTCATGTTGGGAGCGGCTCCCAATGCGCTGAAAATTAAGCTGGAAACTAATTCGACTGACGTGCTGGCTGTTTCTTCGGCAACCGATACCATCACCATTAAGCTGGCAAGCACGACTGCCGGCAATAATACCGCAGCGAAAATACAGGCAGCAATCCGCGCCCTGGGCAAAGTAAATGGTGTGGATGTGAGCGGCTTCGTTTGTGCTGCAGCAGTCGATTGGGATACTACTGCGATCGCTACCGGGGAAACTGAAGCAGTAGCAATGGCCAGCGGTGTTACAGGCGACGTTGATATTATAACTGAGGGGCTCAAGAACCCTCCGCAGGCTAGGAACATTACTGCTACTACTGATGGAACCGCTGGTGATATAGGAGCAGTAGCGGTGACCGTTCATGGTACAGATATCGGCGATCAGGTTATCTCTGAGCAGCTGCCCTACTTTACTGCCAATAACAAAACGACTGTTACCGGCGTAAAGGCTTTTAAAACCGTGACCAAGGTTGAGTTGCCGGCCCATG